ATCGCCCGAGGGGTCTTCGCCGATCAGCTCGGCGATGATCGCGGCCAGCCGGTCGGTCTCGGCCAGCATCGCGTGGGTGCATTGCAGCAGGGCCAAGATGCGGCACTCTGTTTCGCGGTCGGGGATCAGGTTTGGCGTGTTCATGTGCGGACCTCGAACATCACGATAAATTCCTCATTCGGGTGCTTCGCTGCGAGGCGGTCGCGCTCGTCGATGGCGGCCCCTAGGCTTGGGTGCTCAAAAGGCCATTCCGGAGCGCGGATGCGGCCCGTTCCGGAGGTGCGGCGGAACACGAAAAAGCCGCCGCCAATCTTTTCACCGCGCCGCAAAAGGCGTGGGTCCAGCAACACGCCGGGTGCGCCGGGCTTCATGTTTCGCTTTTGGATTGTGGGGGCGCTCCTGCTGCATCTCCGCCATAGGGGCCCATGCCCAGCTCTGCGGCGCGGGCGTGGATGCGGCGGCGGCGGTCTTCGGCGGTTTCGTCGAGCCGTTCGGTGAGCGTGAGGCCCACGCCGGTGTGGTGGCGCACCATGGGCAGGCGGGTGAAATCGTAGGTCTGGCCACGGGCGCGCTTGAGGGTTGCCCAAGCGATGCCGCGCGCGCCGGGGCGGGGGCCGAAAAGGGCCGGATCGGAGACCAGCTTGCGGGCCTCTGCGATTTGGGTGTCGGTCGGGCGGGTCATGGTGGTCTCCTTTCGGGTCAGCGGATATGGCTGGGGGTGTCGAGGGGTTCGCCCATGGCGATGCGCTCGGCGTCCATCATCGAGATGGGTTTGCCGTTGATGGCGAATTGGGTCTGGTAGAGCTGCTCGCCGTCGCCGGTGATGTTGCCCGGTGTGGCGGTGCAGGTGAGGTTGCCGTGATCGGTCATCTGGCCCAGCACGCCCGCCTCGCCGCCATCCTCGCAGAGGCGGGCAATGGCGACCCGGCGCATGGCCCGGATGAAGTGGATCGCGGCGGGATCGGGGAGGGTGTCGGACATGGTCATGCCTCCTGTGGCGCGCGGCGCGCGGCTTGGCTGGATTTGTGTGGAAAAGCGGATAGGGTCAGGTGCGGGCCGCATGTTTGCAGCGTGCGGCCCGCCACATCCCCGAAGAAACGCACCTTCCACGGAGACATTGAGATGACTGACAAGAAACCCGATTTTGATCTCGAGATCAGGCAAGAGGACGCCGTTGTTGCGTCCTTCATGCTCTGGCACGCGCTGTGCGATGCGCTTGTGCTGCTGGGCCGCACGCAGGGCAATAACGGCTGGCGAGAGGCGCTCTATGACGCGACGATGCGCCGGTTTGAAGCCGCTGATCTGATGACTTTCGGGCCAAGTGAACATCAAAAATCAGCCTTATCCCGAGAGGCCAAGGAGGCGCAGAAGGCGGGTTCCAAGCTGATTGATGCGGCGTTTGACCGTATCAAGTTTACCGGCGGGCCGCGCGGGTAGCTGAATCGCATTGGCGTAAAGCCGCCCGTTGCCGTCCGCGTGCAGGTCAAGCCAGGCGTCTTCGCCAAAAGAGATGCGGACAGCTGAGACCGGATCAGAGCGCGCCTCGTCGCAGGCGGCGTTGACCGCCTCGATCTGCTGGCGCAAGGCGTCCGGTTGCGGCTTGTCGTTCGGGGTGTCGGACATGGGATGCTCCATCGGGTTGATGGATGCAATATGCAGTTATGCATATAACGTGTCAATGCAGGAATGCATAAAAATGCATTACCGCATATGCTGCCGCGAATCGCCGTGCTACAGTGCCCCGGTCAGCGATGGGCTGACGGACTCAAAAAGCCCCGCGCGATGGCGGGGCTGAGGCTGAGGCAATGGATGAAAACAAGTGTAATCTTGAGGTTCTGGTCAATCGTCGTGATCTGGCGGCATTGGCCGAACTAGTCTCAGCTGTGGCGAAGAGTCCTGCTGTTCAAGTGGTCCGTGTGAAGTCTCAAAAGAAGTGATCATGCCCGAGAACATTTCTTCGGCTGGCCCGTGTTCCGAGTATTTCTCTCGAAGGTGTTCAAGCGCTTTCTTCAAGCTCGGATAGTCAATTAGATCGAGGTCCATAAGGGCGCGCAACAGCAGCTTGTCAGTGTCTATCTGGCCCAATACCAGCGATTTAAGTTCGTTGATTTGTTTCTGGAGATGGTCAACGGTTTTCTGATGAGGCAAAACCACACGCTCCGACTCCGGGTCTTTGTGGCTCATACCTTGCCCCCTTTCCAGATCACCTTGCCGATGACCTCGATGTCGCCGAGGGCGCGTTCGACGGGCGGGTAGTGATCGCGGTTGTCCGAGATCACGGTGATGTGGTGGCTGCGGCTAGCGCGGCCTATGCGTTTGATCAGCAGGGCATCGCCATTGTCGCGAATGACAAACAGGCCATCATAGCTCAGATCGCGCTTGGTGGTGTCGATCATCACGATGTCATCATCGCAGAGCGTGGGCATCATGCTGTCGCCCTTGACCGAGATCACGGCCAGGTTGCGGGGCTGGGCGCGGGTGATGCGCTGCAAGTAGCCCTCGGGGAAGGACAGGCTTGCGACCTGGTATTCATCGCCGATATGCGCGCCGTTCCCGGCGCTGGCCTCGACATTGTAGATCGGCACCAGATGCGCACCCTGCGGGGCGGGGTCGCCGTTGGGGATTTCCAAAAGTGTTGAGGCGTCACTATCTTTGAATGGTTGGAATGGTATTCCCGTAACTTGGCTAACCTTCTCGATGTTCTGGATTTTCACCTCGTAGGGGTGATCGGGATCGTTGACTGGTCGGGTCAGTGTAGTCGATGAGATACCTGCCTCGCGGGCGATAGCCGTGAGCGTCCTGCCTGAGTGCTGTTTTACATACTCTAGGTATCGGATGGTCCAGTGTTCTTTCATAGCGCCCAACGTATCTGCAGGAAAATGCATGGTCATGCTGCATTTGTGCATTGACTGCATTGGTGCAGAAATGCATATTGCGTGCTTAAAAGCACAAAAGGTCTGCATGCATGGTTCACCCCAATGACATTCCCGAGATGGAGGCGGCGCTGGCAGAGCGTGGTTTTTCTGTTGCAGAGCTTTGCCGTCGGGCAAGCATTGCGGAAACAACATGGGGCCGATGGAAGAGAGGCGAGTTCATGCCCTCTTTTCGTGCTTGGGGTAGCGTGACGAAGGCATATTCTGCGTTGCTTGCGGGCCCTTCCGAAGCAGCAGCCGAACAAGACCGGGGGGCTGCATGACCTATCCCCTCGCATGTCTCGCGCTTTCTTTGATCGCCGGTGCTGGCGCCGGGGCGCTGGTCAGTCTGAGGGTGACGCGCCCTCTGCAGCGGCGGCTTGCTGCGATGCAAGTTGAGATTGCAGGTCTGCTGCCAGAGCCGAGATTTGACCGCACAGGACGGCAAATGCCTCGGCCTCGACTTCTGAATACGGACGATCTTTGTCGCTGTCGGATTGGGCAGGAACTGTGCAGCCCCACGATAGATAAACCGGTCTTTGCGTCGAATCGTCGGGATGGAATGTGATGCTGAAATCGGCCGAAAAGTGTGGGGCGATTGCGGGGCGACCGCCCGAGATGGTGATTGATCCATCCGCTTCTTCCCTGCGTGAGGGAATTTTCGCCGATGATTTTACAAATTGCAGAGCGGCGAAGTGCACGGTTGTTCTGTCTTCGGTTTCCATGGGTGGTGTCCTTTCCGATGTATGGCACCTGTGGTTGGGCGTGTCGGGTCTGATCACCCGGCACGCCGCTGATCTTGTGTCGGATTTCGTGCACTGTCCAGATTTTGTGCTGAATAGCGAAAAGGGAGGTCTGGCATGACCCCCCGTCCCGTCCTTTCCCTTGCTGCTTCAAATCCTGATCGCGGTCCATGTGATCAGGATGGCAGAGGGACGGATGCAATGTCTTACGAAATGTTTTTCCGCCCGCGTCCCGTCGATCTGGCGGGGTTTGCGCGGGCGTTTCCGGATCGGGCGCGGGCGTATTTTCGCGGCACGGGGCTGAGTGCGGCGGAGATCGCCGTGGCCTATGGCGTGACCGAGCGCACGGCCTGCAACTGGCTGGAGGGTGTCACGCGCCCGACCGGCGACAAGGTGGCGGTGATTGCCGTGGTGGACCCCGAGGGGTTCGCGCGGCATCTGGCCCCGGATTTCAGGAGGGCGGCGTGATGGTATCCCCGACACTGGGACGCGAGGTTATGCTGCGGCGGCGTGAGGCGGTGGTTGCCGATGCCTCTGGCATGCTGCGCCAGATCGGCGCGGGTCTGCGTGATGATGCGATCATGGCGCGCTGCTGTGGGGCTGGTGAGGTGCAGACCAAGTTCACGCTGAGCGTGGCGGATGCGCGGGCCTTGGCGGATGAGATTGCCCGGTTGCAGCAGCAGGACGCGGCGGCGTTGACCGCGCCCGAGAATTTGAGCGAGGAGCTGGGCCAGCCATGGGGGCTTGTGTGCTGCATTGCCCTGATGGGGTTGTCCGTTCTGGCCATTCCGGTGGGTCTTTCCATTCTGGGGTTGATGCCATGAGCGCGCTTTTGGCCAAGGTGCGCGCGGGGCAGACCGTGACGCTGATCGACAAGATCGCGGCGGAAACCTCGGTCGAGGAATTGGACGGGATGCGCGCGGCGCTGTCGGCGCGGGGGCAGGTGCTGTGCCCCCAAGAGGCCGAAGCGTTTGCGCGGCGGCGGGCTGAGTTGCTCAAGGGGGTGCGGTGATGCCAGCGAAAAACTACAGCCGGTCAGAGGATATTGTGGCGCTGGAATTGCTCGATCTGGCGGATCGTCAGGGCCTGAGAGGTGCTGAATTGCGCCGGCGCATGGCTGAGATCACGCGGAATAGTTGGAGCAATGGGCGCGTGCAGGGGCTGTTGTCGCGGCTGCGTTTGGAGCCTGAGCCGCGCGCCGGCGCGCGCCCAGAGAACCGCGACGGGGGCATGCCTGCCCGGTGGTGGGCGGCATGACCGTCGAGGCGATTAATATCGCGGGTTTCAAGCCCGCCACGCTGGCGGATCAACCGCAGCCGATGCTGATCTGGGCCGATCTGGCCGATCTGGTGATTGACCGGCGCTATCAGCGCAGCATCACTGCCAAGGGTCGCAGCGCCATCCAGCGCATTGCCAACGGGTTCGACTGGCGCAAATATCAGCCGATCCTTGTGGCCCCGACCGATGGGGGTAAGTTGGCCGTTGTGGATGGTCAGCACCGCGCCCATGCTGCCGCGCTCTGCGGGATTGAAAAGCTGCCCGCCATGACGGTGCCGATGACGCCGACCGAGCAGGCGGCAGGCTTTGCCGCGATCAACCGCGACCGCATTTCAATGGACGCGCCCACGATCTACCGCGCCGAATTGGCGGCAGGCACGCAATGGGCGGTGGATTGCAAGGCGGCGGTCGAGGCCGCTGGCTGCGGTCTTGGCACGTCAAGGCCCGCACAGGCGAGCAAGCGCCCCGGTATGGTCTATGCCGTCAACCTGATCCGCAAGATGGTGCAGAACGGAGAGTCCGACGCCGTGACGGGCGGTCTTCGGGCAATCCGGGAAAGTGAGAGCGGCGATCACATAGAAAGCTATGGCGGGCCTGTTTTGTCGGTCTGGCTGCCCGCTCTGGCGATGAACCAGCGGTTTCTGGTGCTTGATCTGGCCAGCATTTTCGACGGCCTCGACATTCTCACGATGATGGATGAGGCGCGTGTTACCAGCCGCCAGACCGGCACACCAGCCAAGGCCATCGTGCTGGGAAAGGTTGTTGCCGAGCTGACGGAACGAAAGGCGGTGGCATCATGACCGCGCCGCTCGATTTCGGCCCTTTCGACATCATCTGCGCCGATCCAGCGTGGCGGTTTGCCTCGAATTCCGTGGCGCGGCCCGGTCGCAACGCGATGCGGCATTATCCCTGCATGACGGTGCCCGAGATTGCCGCTTTGCCGGTGCGGGATTGGGCCGCGCGGGATGCGCTCTGTTTCATGTGGGTAACGGTCCCGCACCTGGTTGGCGGGCTGGATGTGATGCGCGCTTGGGGCTTTCGCTATGTCTCGCAGATCGTTTGGGTCAAGAGCCGGATCGCGACGGGCTATTGGGCGCGCAACCGGCATGAGCTGGTGCTGATCGGCAAGCGGGGCAAGTTCCCCTGTCCGCGCCCTGCGCCGTTTTCGGATTCCGTGATCGAGGCCCCCACGCGCGAGCACAGCCGCAAGCCCGAGGCGCTGCAAGAAGCGATTGATGCGGCTTGGCCAGAGGCTGCGCGGTTGGAGATGTTCGCGCGGCGCGCGCGTGTCGGCTGGACCGCATGGGGCAATCAGGTGGGCAAGTTCGAGGCTGTGGCATGAGTGATTTGCATAAGCGCCTGATCGAATGTGCCGCGCGCGGCATGAACCAGACAGAGGCGGCAGAGTTCTGTGACTGTGATCGGTCTGTCGTGGTCAAGCTGGTGCGGCAGACGGGCACGAAGTTTGCCACGCACCGGCGCTATGGCCGCAAGGCGCTGGCTGTCGCGGTGCATAAGACCGTGCCGGACGCCGTGGCCTATGAAATGAGCCCAGATCAGGCGGCGCGGATATTGCGGGCCGTGGCGCACCCCAAGTGGTCGCCTGCGCTCGATGCCGACATTCTGGCGCGCAAGGACCGGGGCCATCACTTCACGCGGATCGGGGCGGATATGGGCCTGCCGCGTGTGGCGGTCGAGCAGCGCTGGCACCGCCTGCGGATCGTGGCGCGGGTGAATGAGGCGCTCACCGTCGCGCTGCGGCACCGTCTGAGTTACGCGGCCACCGCAGAGGTGGCGCTATGAGCTTCCCCGGCATTTCCTTTTCCCTTGCCGGGGCAGAGCCGGGGCGCAGCGGTTTCCCTGCGTCGATTACCTCCCTGTTGGACTGCCCCCCGGCCCCCCGGCTGGGGGGGCTTTTCTGGCCGCTTTCTGGCCGCGCGTCGGTTAAGTCCGTCCCTCTGCCCGGTGACGATCGGGCACGGATAGAGATGTCGACGCGCGCCCCGAGCGCGGTAGCGTTCAAGAGAGGGTGGGCGGGGTTTCCGGTGCCTGCAGCGCCCTGCAATGCGGAGAGAACCGGCGCAATCATACCCACGCGAGACGAGGTATGCGCGAAGCGTGGCGGCTGCGAGAGTGCCGCCACGACAAGATACCAAGCGAAAGGATCAGTCGCGAACCTCACGGGAACATCGGACAGAGAGACGCCGCCGGGGGCGATCCGAGTAGGTTTGGCTGTGGACGTTTCACAGTCTGCAACGTCTGAGAGAATGGACGTGACAGCCGGGAGAGACCGGCACCCGCTTTCTGGTGGTGTGTGGCACAGGCTCGAAATTGTCGGTGATGAAGCCCGACAGCCTACATCAAGCACACACCTCCAGAGCGCGGCGGCGTGGAATGCAGACACGCAGGCACCCGACCACATGCCACCCCGTAGGTCGGTGCATGGAACATCACCAGCAGAAGAAAACGGGAGTAGCCGGAGTAGCGCCCGGCCCGCGCTCTACCTGCCCACGGGTGGCCTTATCCCCGTGGGGTTCTGCCTCAGTCACCTTCCCCGGCGTGCGGACCTCCAGCCCCGCGCCGGGGGCTTTTGCGGGGCTTTGACCAACAGGAGAGTTTCAGCATGACCACAGTTACCAATGGCGATGGCGATACGCGGCTGCGGGCCGTGCGACCCGAGGATTACGACAAGATGCCGCTCAGTGAGCTGTTCGCGCCGGTCTCGGCCACGGTGATCCCGGCCAGCAAGCTCTGGACCATTTCCGGCAATCACATGTCGCCCAAGGCGGCGGCCTATTCGACGCGGCGCGCGCATGTCAGCACGCGCAGCAAGGGGAAGGGGCGATGAGCGTCCGGTCGGCAATTCTGGCGGCGGCGACGCAGGCCGTGACAGTCGACCGGGCCGCGACCCATGGCGCGGCGGAGCAGTCATTTGCGCAGATCGCCGCGCTCTGGTCGGTGCGGTTGGGCGTCGAGATTACGCCCGAACAGGTGGCCATCCTCTTGGTCGATCTCAAGACGGTTCGGGCGTGGGGCAATCCCGGCCATTTCGACAATTGGGTCGATATTGCGGGCTATGCGGCCTGCGGTGGTGAGGTGGCGAAGCTGCGGTCGGCAGAGATGCCAAAGGCGAGCCCGCGCACGCGGTTCTAAGGGCAGAGGCAAGGCAACACGCGCGTCAGGCGCGGGACGGGGGTAGAGATGGGCAGTGGGCCAATCACGATACGGGGCGTGACCTATGCCAGTGCTGCAGCTGCGGCGCAGGCGTTTGGTGTCACGCGTGAAAACATCTACATGGCGCGCGCACGCGGCAGGCTCGAGTCCGTGGGGCTTGGGATGCGCGGCAATCAGGCCAGGGCAAAGCCTGTCACGCTCTGCGGGCTGCATTTCGCGTCCGTCAAGCAGGCGGCGCAGGCGGTCGGTTGTCACCCCGACACATTGGCGCGGCGCTTGCGGGTTGGTGCGCCTTTGGGGGCGGAATTGCGCGCGCGGTTAGAGGCGTTGAGTGCGCAGCGCCGTGCCGTTGTCGTGTCGCCAGAGGCGGTCTATGCGGCCGCCTTGGCCCGTGTGGCCGCCGTTGAGCGGGCGCAGCATGCGAGGGTCTGGAAATGAGCCACAAGGCGACGAATTGGCTGTCGGACATTCCTGCGGATCGTCTGAGCGCGTCCGAGTTCCGCGTTCTGTTTCACCTGTGCGATTGCCACAACCCGTCTCAGGGGTGCTTTCCGACGCAAGGCTATCTGATCGAAAAGACCGGGGCGTCCAACGGCACAGTGAACAATGCACTGAACGGTCTTGAGGAAAAGGGGCTGATCAAGCGGCATCAGTCGCGCGATGGCGTGACGAAACGGCAAAAGCCGACCCACTACATATTGGGGTTTGAAATGGGCGAAGCACAAGGGCCGACTCCAGAAACTGGAGACGGAAAAGGGCCAAAGCCGTCTCCAAAATCTGGAGTCGGAGCCGTCTCCAAAAAAAGGGGTGAGCCGTCTCCAAAAAAAGGGGGGGGTCCGTCTCCAGTGGGCTGGAGACTAACCTGTAAAGAACCAGTAATTAACCAAACGCCCGCCGACACGGCTGCGGAAAAGCCGATGTTTTTCACCAGCGACGAGGTGAACGAGGCGCTGCAAATCGTGCGGCACGTTCGGCAAGGCGGAAAGGTCAACGCCAAGGCAATCCCGGTGCGGGTCCAGACCTGCATCGTGGCGCGTGATCTGCTCGACAGTGCCGAGCGGATAGCGTTGGGCATTTGCTGAGAAAAGGGGCAAGGGGCATGGACAGCATCGAACAGGCAAGCGGCGAAAAGCGGGTGAGGGAAATCCTTGTCGAGGGGCTGCTCAAGCGTGGGTTGGCCAAACCGTCGCGTCTGACCAAGGATCAGTTTGAGGCGAGCGTTGACGATCTGTGCAAGCGGTTGGCCTACATGACCACGGCCAATCTGGAGGCGCTGCAAGAGGTTGCGGCGGCGCGCCCCGGTGGCAAGTTGCGCGACCAGATGCCGATTGCCAATGCGATCCTCGACATGGCGTCTGACATTCAGGCCCCGCCTGAGGATGCCAGCCCCCTGATCAGGGCGGTATTCGCCAGTGCGCTCGGGGCCGATGCGCTTGCCGGTGGGTGGGCGCCGGAGTTGCTGGGCGAGCTGCGCCGCAACCGGCGCTGGCCCAATGCCTGGACGGTCAGCCAGATCAAGACCGATGCCGAGCCGAACGTGCGCCAGTTGCGCAGCCTTGAGGGGCGGTTGGCGCGGGGCGACGATCTCGGCCCGACTGAGGCGATGTGGCGGGATCGGCGTGTGGCGGCGCTGCGGCGCTGTCAGGAGATTGCGGAATTGGCAGAGCGGGAGAGCAGCAAATGAGGCACAACATGCAGGATTTCATCAAGGCGGGGCAGGTGGTCTATGTGGCTGCGGACGGGGTGGCGCGCTGTGGCAAGGCAGTAGCGGCGGCGGAACGGGCGCGGGTGGCTGAAATGCTGAGCCGGGCTGCCCCGCCTGTCGAGTGTGGGCCGCGCATCCCGGTTGCGCCAGCGCGGGGGCCAATGATGACCTTTACGCCGCGTGAGGTGGTTAAGACTGACGCGGGCAACTATCGCTCGGTGCCGACGGGTCACAAGGGGCGCAAGGCCGCACGGGTGGCGGATGCGTTCGATAATATGACCCGCGATGCCATCAAGGCGCACATGAGGTTGGGCGGCGATGACGCCAGCTTTGTGCCGCCGTTCTCGGTGGGGCAGATCGAGGCGGGGCGTGAGTATGCCGCGCTGGTCGAGCGGGTGGCAAGCTCGGGTCTGGGCTGTGCTTCATTGGAGGCGGCGGGGCGTGGTGGCTCGGGCGGTGAGGGTGTGCAGGCGGCGGTGTTTCGCGACATCGAGCGGTTGCGGTTCCTGCGGGCGCGGATCGGCAACGGGCTGGCCAAGGAAGTTCGGCGGTTTCGGCCCGATGGGGACAAGCGGCGCGTGATATTGGCGCGGGTGCTGGTCGATCAGGTCTGCGTCGAGGGGCTGAGCCTTGAGGCGGTGTTGAAGCGGCACGGATGGGGCATCAACACCCGGTGCCGTGAGGCCCTGCGCGCCGCGCTATGTAGCGCTTTGGACCGCATGCGGGGGTTTGATCTGGTGCGCCCCACAAAATAGGGTTTGACAGCTTAGGCTCGGAGAAGTTACAGAATCTACTATCATCACGAATTGCGCCCGGAGCGGAGACCCCGCCACCGGGCGCAGTCATGTCCAGGTGCTGGCAATCACGACATCGGAGGTTTGGTTTGGGTCGCTTGCGGTCAATGGCGGCGCGCGTTCGTGAGTTGCCATCCGGGCCGCGCAAGCTCGATGTCAGCTTTGACGATGCGCGGCGCGGGCTTGAATGGCGCAAGTGGTATGGGCTGGCGCGCTGGAAGGCGCGGCCCAACGGGGCGCGGTGGCGCTGCTTGGTGCGCGATCTCTTCACATGCCAGATGTGCGGTGTGATCGAGGCCGACAGTTCGAAACTGGTGGCGGACCACAAGATACCGCACCGGGGCGATCCCACGCTCTTTTGGGATGACGACAACCTGCAATGCCTGTGCAAGCCCTGCCATGACGCCGACAAGCAACGGGCAGAGGCCATGCAGAGGGGAGGGGGGGTCTAAAGTCTGGAGATCGGCCCCCGTGGCAACCGGCGGCTCTAACACGCGGAGATTTTTTTCTGATGGCGGCGAAATTTCAGGATGATCGGGCGACCGACCTGTTCGGCAACCCCGTCAGAGAGCGCACAGGGGTGCGTGGGCGACCCTCTTTGCAGATCGACCCGAAAGACCGGGACATGGTGGAAGCGGCCTTGGCGCGCGGCTGGGGCAATCAGCGCATTGCAAACACGTTGGGAATCTCCCTGCCGTCGCTCAAGCGGTATTTTAGAGCCGCGCTGCAAAAGCGGGACATCATGCGCGACCGGCTCGAACTGGCGGCCAACGCTCGCCTGATCCGCGCGGCCATCGAGGATGGCAACATGACCGCGATGAAACAGTTGCGCGAGCTGATGGATCGGGACGGACTGACCCGTCAGAAGGTTGTCCTCGAGGCGCAGCAGCAAGAGGCCCAAGCAGCCGGGATCGGCATGGGCAAGAAAGAAGCGGCGCAGCGCGCGGCAGAAGAGGCCGCAGCCTCGGGCGGGTGGGATGATCTGCTTGGGCCAAATCGTGTGAACTGATGCGATGAGTAAGACCCCTGAACTTTGGACGCTTTCAGAAGCCGCCGCCGTAAAACGAGTATTGCAGTTTGCGTGGCGATCAGTCGTCGGGGGAAGGAATCGCCCCAAGGTTACAGATGCGCACCGCGCGCTTCAAAAACACTTATCGGTTTCTGGTGACCTTAAGTCTGTAGCAATCGCCGCTGTCAATGCAGGTTTGGTATCGCGCAATAATATTGGTGCCTTGCAAGGGGCTATGCAGGCTTCCAACAAGCCAAGCGATTTGATTGACCCGCTCAAACCTCACGACACAAAAGCCAAAAAGCGCGTGTCCAGAAGTAGCAACAATAGTTTCTACACCAGCTGGGAATGGACCACGCTAAGAATGAAGGTGATCAAGACTTACGGTCGCCGGTGTATGTGCTGTGGTGCAACACCCTCCGATGGGGCGGTTATTCAGGTCGATCACATAAAGCCGCGTTCGTTACGCCCTGATCTCGCTCTCGACTTTGACAACATGCAGGTGCTTTGCCAAGCCTGCAATCGGGGCAAAGGAAACTGGTGCTCGAAAGACTATCGGCCTGGGGCGTTTGATCGTGAGAGACCAGCTTGGCAAGCGGCTGTTGATGAGTTGGATGGGATTTCGGTTAGCGGAATACTGATGCAATGAACGCTCCAGTTCGTCGGCAGCTTTGGGATACCTCGCTGCCCGATTGGGATGTGCGAATTCAGACCGGGCAAAGCCTGATCCCGGAATTGCCATTGTTCGACGCCTCGGCAGATCGAGCGTTGGCGATTTTCAAGCGGTTGCGGGTGCCGGACCTGATCGGCATGCCCACCTATGGCGAGGTGTGCGAACAGTGGGTGTTCGACCTGGTGCGCGCGATATTTGGGTCATACGACCCGGAAACCAAGCGGCGGCTGATCCGCGAGTTCTTTCTTCTGATCCCGAAGAAGAACGGCAAATCATCCATCGCGGCGGCGATCATCGTTGTGGCCTGTCTGGTCAACGAGCGCCCCGAGGCGGAGTTGCTGCTGATCGCGCCGACGATGACGATTGCCAAAATCGCATTCAAGCAGGCTTGGGGCATCATCCGGGCTGACGAAACGCTCGATAAACTGTTTCACATTCGTGAGCATCTGCGCACGATTACCCACCGGCTGACCAAGGCGGAAATCGCGATCAAGGCCGCTGACAGCGACGTGATCACCGGGGGCAAAGCGACTTATACGCTGATTGACGAGACCCATGAGTTCGCGCGCAAGAGCCGGGCCGAGGCGGTCTTTGTCGAATTGCGGGGCGCTCTGGCATCACGGCCCGATGGGTTCCTGATGCAGATCACGACGCAATCCAAGAGCGCGCCTTCGGGGGTGTTCAAGAAGGAACTGGAGCGCGCCCGCGCTGTGCGGGACGGGCGCCTGAAACTGCCGAACCTGCCGGTTCTCTATGAGCTGCCGCCCGCCATGGTGAAGCAATGGCAAGACCCAAAGACGTGGGGGATGGTCAATCCGAACCTTGGCCGGTCTGTCGATCCTGACTTTTTGACCGACCAGCTCGTGCAAGCGAAAGAAGATGGCGCGCAATCGCTGGCCCTTCTGGCCTCGCAGCACTTCAACGTCGAGATCGGCGTGGGGTTGGGGGGCGATTGGCAGGCGGCGCGGCATTGGGCCGGTGCGGCAACGGTTCTTTCGTTCGAGGATATGTTGCAGCGCTGTGAGGTGATTGTAGCCGGAATCGACGGCGGCGGCCTAGATGACCTGTTCGGTCTTGGCCTTCTTGGCCGGGATCGTGAGACCAAGGATTGGCTGGCGTGGTTCCATGCCTGGGCGCATCCCGAAGTTCTGGAAGTGCGCAAGGAAATCGCGCCGCGGCTGATGGATTTTGCCGAGGCCGGGGATCTGACGATCCTCGACCCTGACCATCCCACACAGGACATCGAAGAGGTGGCCGCGCTGATAAAGGCCGTCGCGGATGCGGGGTTGCTGCCGGAAAGGGACGCCATTGGCGTCGATCCCTACGGCATATCGGCAATGCTGGATGAGCTGATCCTGAACGGGATCACCGACGATCAGATTGTCGCCGTGCGGCAGGGCCCGGCGCTCTCGCCCGCGATTTGGGGGATCGAGCGCAAGCTCAAGAACGGAACATATCGGCACGGCGGCCAGCCCATGATGGACTGGTGTCTTGGCAATGCCAAAACGGAAACACGGGGGTCGGCAGTGATGATCACGAAGTTCACGGCAGGACGTGCCAAGATCGACCCGTTGATCGCGGGGCTGAACGCCTATCAGCTCATGTCGCGGAATCCGGTGGCCTCAAATTCGGCCTCCATCTACGAGACGCGCGGCGTCCTAACCTTGTGAGGCATGATGGGCATTAGAAACTGGTTGCCCTTCACGCGGGCCACGAAACCAAAAGGCCAAGTGGCGCTCGACTCTCCTGAGTTCCTGGAGTTTGTGCGGACCGGCATGGGCGGCAACTCTGTTGAGACGGCCTTGCAGAATGACGCAGTGTTGCGCGCGGTCGATTTGGTGACAGGCTCAATCGCTATGCTGCCACTCGAAATGATGCGGCGTAGCGAGTCTAATGGAAAAATAGGCCCGGCTCTCGATCACCCTCTATACAATCTGCTGCGATATCAGACCAACCCTTGGCAAACCGCGCATGAGTTCAAGGCGCTTATGCAGGGCTGGCTCCTGATGCACGGAAACGCTTATGCCCAGATCGTGCGAACGCTGGGCAGGGTGTCGTCGCTGATCCCTATAGACCCGCGCAACGTGTCAATCGAAACTGACGGGGGCATGTTCCCATTGCGCTACCGGGTTACGACGCAGCGGAACGAAAGTGTCGTGTTGCAACCGGGGGATATTCTTCACCTTCGCGGCTTTTCGGTTGACGCTGAAAAGGGCGTGTCGCGGATACAGAAAGCCGGTGCGATCATCCAGACCGCGAACCAGCAGCAGATTGCGGCGCAAAGCCTTTACGAGAAAGGCGTGATTGCGGGGGTTGCGTTCAAGCACCCCGGCCAGATCACCGCCGAAGCCTTCGCGCGTCTCAAGGCCTCACTGGACACCTATGCCGGTGCGCAGAACGCAGGTCGGGCGGTGCTGTTGGAAGAGGGTATGTCGCGGGAGTTCCCTCCAGCGACGGCGCAGAGTTCGCAAATGTTTGAAATGGGCGGGCAATTGACGGAGCGCATTGGCCGCGTGTTTGGCGTGCCGCGCCCGCTTATGTTTATGGATGATACATCATGGGGCAGCGGGATCGAGCAGCTTGCCATGTTGTTTGTTCGCTTCGGGCTGGCCCCGTGGTTCTCGGTTTGGGAGCAGGGCATTACGCGTGCGTGTCTGCCGATACAAGATCGCGGCGTATTCTACCCCGACTTTGACGAGCGAGAGTTGCTGCGCGGCACTTTGAAAGACCAGGGCGAGTTCTTGGCCCGCGCGCTTGGATCGGGCGGTCACCGCCCATGGATGGAAGTAAATGAGGCGCGCGATCACGTGGGCCTAGGTCGGCACGAGCAAGGCTCTGGTCTTATCGCAGCAGGAGAAAGCAATGTCCCTTCGCAAACTGCCTGAGATAAAGGCATTCACGCGCCCCGGCGCATATCAACCCGACGCACCCGCCGATGCGCTCGACCAATGGCGTCCGCGCGCGGCTGAGGCCGACGAAAAGGCAACGATCAGCGTCTATGACGTCATCGGCGAAGATATGTGGACTGGCGAGGGGGTGACAGCGCGGCGGGTTGCAGGCGCGCTGCGGGCCATCGGCAAGAACCCGATTACTGTCAACGTCAACAGCCCCGGCGGTGACATGTTTGAGGGCTTGGCAATCTACAACCTACTGCGCGAACACCCTGCAGAAGTCACGGTAAAGGTGATGGGCTTGGCCGCGTCGGCCGCGTCGATCATCGCTATGGCGGGCGACCGGATTGAGATGGGGTTGGGGTCGATGTTCATGGTGCACAATTCTTGGGGCCTCGTCATGGGCAACCAGAACGACATGCGCGATGCCGCCGAAACATTCGCGGAATTCGATGCCGCAATGGCTGATATCTACACCGCCCGGACTGGTCTGGGGCGTGACGAGATCGAGGCCATGATGAACGCAGAAACATGGCTGCGCACTGAGCGCGCCATTGAAATGGGATTTGCCGAGGCCACGTTTGA